TGTTCTGCCAAGTAAACCCTATATCAGCGTCAATAAATAATAAATGAGTTGCAACATAATCTTTACCATCCATCATCATAGATACGATTGTGTTACGGGCTCTGGTAATTAAACTTTCATTGCCCATTGTTTGTATTCTCATTTGAACATTTTTATCTTTTGACATGGACCACTGTTGTAATTCTAAAAGACCATGAAGAGTAGCTTCTGATAGCATTCCTCCATACATAGGCATTCCTAAAAATATCTTAAAGTTTTTATCTTTTAGTTCTTCTGGTTTAATCATCTTTTCCTTTGGTGTAACTTGGCAATCCTATCATAGGTCTCTTGTCAAACAAATTGCTGTTCTGAAAGGGTCCGTTTAAGTCATTATAATGACAAAAAACTTGACCACATTCATTTCCTTCAAACATTTCTCTCCAATGTTCTAAATGAACACCACGATAAACAAGCAAGTCTCCTGCGTTTAAATTAATTGAAACTCCTTTTTTTCCTTTTTCTCCAGTTGGTTCTAAAAAAATTGGCCAACTATCTCCTCCGAGATTTAAGGTAAAAGATATTTCACAAGAATTTCTATCTTTATGTCTTCTTAAAATATCTCCATACTTATACAGTCGTGTGTAAGTATAGGTAGGTACCAATGTTAAACCTGTTATTGATTCAAGATGAGGTTGTAATCTTATCATCATAGTGTCAATTAATACGTCGCCATAAATACTAAATGTGTTTGGAACTGTAGGATCATTAAAAGTGCCATGTATATCTTCAAAAGGAGACACTAATTTTTTTTTCAATAAATATTTCCAAGTTTCCTTTTTGTTTTTTAAATACATATATAGTAAAGAGGCTACTTCCTTCGATAGTGCCTCTGTTAAAACAATATAATTATTGTTTTGAAAATACTCTGAGGCTTGACTTGAATTTTTTATTTTTTTACTTTTCATTTTTTCTCCTTATTTAAATGGTAAACCAGTGCACCAAATTACTAAAGAGTATCTTGTGCCACTTGTAACAGGTTTAACTCTGTGCCAAACGAAAGATGGAAAAACTATTATTGATCCTTTTTTTCTTGCGTCATTTAAAGTAACAATGTTATTAACCTGTTCTTGATTTAAACCATCTCTTAAATCTATCTCAAAATCTCCACCATCATAGTCTTCTCCATCAGATAGAGAGACTGTAACAGAAATTTTTCTAACTAAACCGTCGTTAGAGTTTCTAGGTTCATGAAAAGGAGCAGGGAAAGAATCTCTGTGCCATGTATAATGCTGACTCTCTCTATATTTTGTAAATTGAAATTGTTCAGTATTCATCAATTCAAAATTCCAGTTTGATTGATTGTTTGCTTCATTAATATATGGATTTATTTCTCTTAAAATCCAAGGTTCATTAAGCCAAGCAATAGATGAGTTTCTTACATTGTGTAATTGAAACAGATCTTTTTCATTATTTGGAACTTGATCAATTCCTCCTGTCAATGCAGTTTGAGTGGTATGCATTTCACCGAATTCTATTATATGATCACATATTCTAGTTGGAAGAGCACTTTCAAAAACACTCCAATAATTTCTTAAGTTCATTTATTTTGAATAAATATACAGTTTTTATGCAAAATTAAAACAAATATTTATAATTGGTTGGGATTCTTTATTTTTTTCTATAGCAAAATCATACTCTGAATTAAAAAGTATTATTTTGTTTTCCTCTAGAGGTATAAAATAATCTTCTCTTAAATTGTTTTTACCAACGTATCGAAGAATCAAATTTGTGTCATTAACAGGTGTCAAAGTGTATAAACCTGTTAATGTTGGGCTGTTATGTAAATCATAAGGATCTAAATCTGATTGAAAATTTATACTTTCATTTACTTCTTGAATTAAACAATGATGCTTTGGTTTAAATAAATTAATATTATGTTTTGCTTTTATAATATCCATAATATAATCAGTGAGCCAAGAAACATTTTTATCATCAGTTAAATTAAAATAGTTATAGAATTTACTTTTTGTATCTTGAGTCTGTCTAAAATTACCCCAAAGATTTAATAGACAATTATATTTAAGTTTTTCAACATTTAACTTTGATAGTTTTAAAGGAAAAAAATCGTGATAAATATTTTTTTCATAAAGAACTTTTTTTTGCATTAGAGTGAATGCCAAGAACTGTTCGTCGAATCCCAATAATATTCATCTTCATTTGATAAATCTCTTCCAATCCAACGAGTATTATCTTCATCCCAACTTAACCCCCAACTATCCCCTGCCACTGGTCCGTTAGATGGAGCGACTACAGGAGCTTCCCAGTCAAAGGAACTTTGGTTTAAAATCCATGAGTCGTAAGGTTTAATGTTTATAAACGCATCATTAACAGGATCATAAGTTCCTCCTACTTGAGCGTAATTTTTACGAAATGCTTTGTCTTGATTGTCTGAAAGCGTTCCATCATCATTATAATGTTTGCCTGCTTTCGTGTTATAAGAAGTTTTTTTCCAATTAGACCAACCAGAATGAGTTTCCATGTACTGTCTCCCTACTTCTTCATTTTCCAAGTTATTAGAGTCTAAACAGTTTTGATTATCACAAGTTTCTACTTTTAAAACTAAATTATTTTCATTTAATTTTGCGTAATGTGCCATTTGTACCTATTGAAATTTATACCTTAAAACTACTTTACCAGATCCACCTGAAGTGCCAGTTTGATTGACTGAGCTTATTCCTCCGCCACCACCTCCAGTATTGCCTGATCCAGAGTTAGCATTTGTCTGATTGCCTCTAGATCCAGCTCCGCCACCACCTGAGCCACCAGATGGAGTTGGATTGTTTGGTGAAGTTCCTCCACCTCCCCCTCCAAGAGTTACAGGACTTCCTGAAATGTTACTATTTCTCCCTGATCCACCGTTTTGTCCACCTGGTCCACCAGGTGAACTATCTGTTCCTTGTGCGCCAGATCCTCCACCTCCTGTTCCAAAGCTTGGAGATGGACCACCTGAATTTCCGCCTCTAAATCCTTGTACAGGGGTTGCAGGAGCAGATTTTGCAGGAGTATTTCCAGCGCCACCAGTTCTATTGTTATTATTGCCAGCTGAGCATCCTCCACCTGCGCCACCACTGAGACCATTATCATTATCGTGACCACCTCCGCCACCACCGTTAGAAACTATATTACTAAAAGCACTTGGACTTCCACTACCACCAAAACCAATAAAAGGCACAGAGGAACCTCCACCTCCAATAGAAACAGGATAGGAAGTAGCACCGACAGGTAGCCCTCCAGAGCTTGGTGGACTTGGATGAGAAGATAGATTACCTCCACCTCCGCCACCACCACCGTCTGGCTTACCACCACCTCCTCCACCAGCTTGAACAACGTATTGAACGTGATCAGATCCAGCAGCATTTCCCGCTTGATTTACAGTGAAGGTTCCTGGAGAGTTAAATGTGTGAACTTTAAAATCACCATCAGTGGTTACGCTTCCACCTGAAGCAGATATAAATTGTGCATTTGATTTTCCTTGCAAATTAGACATTGCAATTGCACCTGAGGGGACTTCCGCTAATGCTCTGACATCAGCAGCTCCCATGTTAATTTGTGTACCAGGAGTGATGTCTAATTCAGTATTAACGTCATCAAGACTAATTTGACCTGTAGGTGTAGTCATTAATTAGTTTCCTTTCTTGAGGTTATTAACTTGAGATTGTAAATCCTTTACACATTCGATTAATAAAGCACATAGACGATCATATTTAACGGCTTTAACTCCGTTAGGTCTTGTGCCTACGACCTCTGGTAAAACTTTTTCAACATCTTGAGCTATAACACCCACATCTGTTTTACGAACAAAATAACCATCTTCTCCACCATTTTTTTTAATGTAGTCTTCTTTCCAATCAAAAAGGACCCCATTTAAGTGTTGTACTTTATCCATTGGAGATTCAATGTTGTGAATATTTTCTTTGAGTGCTACGTCTGAAGAATAGAAAGCAGTGATGTCATCAGTTGCTCTAATTTGACCATTTGTAGTACCTGCTGCAATGCCTACGCCAAGACTACCGTTTGTAATGTGCACACCATTAGCGTCGGTTTGTAACATTTTAGTGTTATCATGATATAACTCTACTGCACCATCAGTAATAAATCTTGCCATAAACTCAGAGTTTTCTTTTTGAATATCAACACCAGTTCCATTACTTCTTAATTCAAGTTTACCAGTTCCTGCCTCTTCAATAATAGAATGAGAACCATTGTGATAAATTGCCAAGTCTTGAGATGCACCAAACTGTGCTTTGTCATCATCTCCTAAGTTAATATTCGCTGTAGTTGTTAAATCTGTGGTTAATGTTCCTAAACCTGTAATGCCTGTATATGCACCTGAAATTCTTGCACTAGCAACTGTACCGGTTTCAATTCCTGTTGCAGCGTCTGTTGAACTAGAAATCCGTACGTTGTAGTTTGAGGCACCATCACAAAAAATACTTGTCTTTGCACCCTGTGTTATTGCCACACCATTAGCAGTATGTCCTGTAGCAGCAATGGTTAATGTTTGTGATCCTGATGTGTTGTTAAAAAAAGTATATGTGCTCTCTGTGGCAGGGATAAAAACCACAATATCTCCTGTTAAAGCACCTGTTAATTCAATATTTCGATTAGCTGATTCAGTGGTTGAACTACCATTAGTGGTAGTAAGGGTTATGTTTGATGATCCTGCAACAGATTTAGATATATAACCTGTTGAAAATGCATCAATAACACTAAGATTGTTGTTTGTATTAGTACCCCAGGTATTTGCATTTGCCCCTGTGGCCATTAATTCTAATAAATATCGTGTTGAATATGAACTGCTCATGTTTAACCTTTCTAAAATATATCTTTTTTTGTTATTAGAGCAACACTTTTTATGCTGCGTCTACCTCTGTCCAAGTGTTACTTGCACCTGTTACCACATTTGCCCAAGGTGTAGCAAATGGATTACCTGTTACTACTGATAAGTCAAGTCCTGTTATATTTACCAAGGCGCTTCCTTCAACTGTTTCTGTCCCTGTTGCAAAAGATAGAGCGACAGTAGATACGCTGACGATTACTCCTGTGCCAACCTCCACAGTTTCTGTGCCTAATGAGAAGCTACTGGATAAACTACCTAATGTTACTAATGCATCAGCCTCTGCAACTAAAGTTCCTGCTGCTGATGTCATTGCAACAGAAGGAGCGTCTACTTGTGTAAAGATGTCAATGACAGGGGTACCAATTGCAAAGTCTAATTGATCTGAAGGTGCAACAACTCCGACACTACCTTCACCAGAAACAGTGGCTCCTGACAAAGCCGCACCTATTGTTAAGCTGTCAAGAGTTTCGACCGCAGTTCCTGTTTGTGTTGTGCTGCCTAAGGCACTTGTCATGCCTAGACCTGTGGCAGATACGATTACGCCTGTTCCAACTTCTTGTGTGGTTGTGCCTAAAGTTGTAGACATCCCTACACCCTCTAAGCTAACAGTTTGAGTTATATTTTCATTCCAAGCAAACGAGCCCCAAGTATTTCTACCCCAACCTGCATCAACAGTTCCTGATCCTGTTTCATCCCCAACTGCAAAGGATAATGATAAATTAAATTGAGAGGAAACACCAGTAAAGGTGAATACGGATTGTTGTTCAGCTACGGCTGTTCCTGCAGCTGAAGTTAATTGTAATGAGTCTAATGTGACTAAACTATCAGCAACAACTGACTCGGTACCTAAAGCAAATGTAGAGGAGACACCCGTAAGGGTAACTGTTACGGAACTTTGTTGTCCCCAAAAGCCTTGCCCCCACGTGCCCTCATTCCAAGCATCTGCCATGGTAATGACCTCCTATATTAAGATAATCTTAATATAGCACTTGATGCATCATTGGTTGGAAATGCGATTG